TGTTACTCTCCTGTGTATTTGTTGAGACCCTTGAGGTCGTTGAGATTGGTGACAAGTGTTGCGCCTTGCTTGTGCGCGATGGGTGCGATACACCAACCTGCGCGTTGCTTAGTCGCTTGGTATTCGCCACAGTCTAAACAGAAGTTGTACCCAAGTTGTTTTCGGCGAAGGTCGTAAGGCTGGTCGCATGATATGCAGTGAGCTTTGATAGGCATGATAATCTCCATTTGATTGGTTGGTTTATATTGGTAGTGAAACACTACACTAGGTAGCGAAGCCTGATGATGAGACCACACACGTTGGACATCACACCAGAACATATACTACTATACCATAGCATATAAGGAATGTCAAGCTTTCTGAGTGTGTCCTGTGGTGAGACGTGGTGTCAGGTAGTACATGATTGTGTAGCGTAGTGAGACACTACTGTGTTGCTGGGTAATGTTCCGTGCTAAGTTATTGATATGATTACAATGTTCCGATGGGGTTTTGTAATGTTCCACATGGTGTATCTGTAAGTGCTTGATAATAAACGAATGTTCCAATGTTCCTAATGTTCCGTCATTTTTTGGGTGTTCTGGGATTTGTGCTGAGGACTTACATCGCATTATAGATGGGGGGTCGCGTAGGAAGTGTTATATTTTTTTATATGGAACATTAGGAACATTAGGAACATTATAGTAAAATCAATGACTTATTTTTGCCTACTGTGGAACTTCTTGTGGAACATTAGGAACATTATAGTGGAACATTATAAAAATAAGGCCTCTGCATACATGTCGTGTCGCAAAGCTGCTCGGAGAACTGGTATAGACATAGTAGTGGTTCACTACCTTATTAGAGAGTCTTGTCACACGACGTACATAAACATACGAGAAGATGTACACACGAAGTACGATGTGTCGCAAAGCTGCTCGGAGAACTGGCATAATTAAGGTAGTGGGTCACTACACATACTGGCGGGTGTCGTAACAAGCCGATTCCGATGTGTCGCAAAGCTGCTCGGAGAACTGGTATAATTAGTACCCAAAATCTAGACACAAAAAAAGCGCCGAACCTTTCGGCTCGACGCGTGTAGTTATCGGTGTATTAAAGTAAAAGCCATTTGACGTGGGAACGTCTCGCCATGTTCTTTCATTATGCGACGTGTCTTCAATAGATAAGTAAAGTCTGCTTTGTGAAAACGTGTCTCCAAGTAATTCATATTACGTTCGAATTTCTCGTCGTCCCATTTAGCGATAATGTCTAAAGCGGCTCGGTGTATTCTTTGCATTGTTTTGTTTCCTGTAATTGATTGATAGTGTGGGGCGGCCTAGACCGCCCCAGTTTAGTTTAGCGGATTGATTTAACCATCGCTCGTAGTTGCGATATCATAACATCCAAATCCATAGTTGTTTCGAATACCTCTGCTTTTTGTAAGCGGGTTATTACTTTGCCTAGTTCACCTTTGGCAATCGCTTCAGACGATCTTGTCCTAGCATCAGCACCTTGCTTACCGCTTGCTATCTCAGCGTCGATCTGCTCTCTATTCTTTAGTTGCGTTTGCAATCCACCGATTATAGAGTTCGGTTGTCTTGCCCAGTATGATCTATTTCGACCATCGACCACTTTATCACCGGCCGCTTTTGGCGATAGCTCACAAAGCTCTTTAACTCCGGCTGGAAATCCACTCGCTATCATTTGCTTACACCATGTGAACATCTCCTCGGTTGCTGTTGAACCTTTTGAAGTGTTGCTGATTAGGTCAGTGCTTTTGAACCCGCCTGCTTTAAACATATCAAGAACCTTTGTAAGCTTCTTATCTTGGCCGACTACGCCTTTACTAAACTTGGCAATCTCAGCACCTAGCTCGGCGCCTAGCATTGGGTGGTTAGTTTGATGTGGTAGTATGTCTATCATTCGTGTCATGGTATATCCTTTCGAGAATATATATCTTAGCGTCACAGTATGTTTCGCTTTTGATAACACCAGTATACGTGTTTGTGTGTGTTATGTCACAGTATTAGAGGGTAAATGGTAGTAGATCACTACACATACGACACCCCACCTACCCCTATCCCCCCTGCACACCCGCACTATACCCTCAACTCTATAATACTATTCTGCGCAAATATTTTACGTTTCCACGAAATTGGGGCCCCCCTACCTAACTTTTTGATGCCCGTGACTACCCCACCCCCTCGTATATAGAAACGCCTATTATCAAACTGGATTGAAATGCTGTAAAAAATTTTGTATAGTCCCACAAACGAGGGCTAAAAATGACTATACATATTGAACCTGAGCGCGGAGTACCGACCCGCAGAGCTCCGGACATGCAGGACCTTGCAATCAAAACGTCCGCAGCTGCGAAGACGGTAGAATACCTGCATGCCAACGGGCTAAAGGTTGAAGCAACCAGTGCAGACAAGGATACAGCAGCGGCGTTAGCCGTATCTTACGCTGAGAACCCTCACAAAACATCCAAAGTTGCAACGCCTAAGCGAGTGGCCCAGTTGACACCCGCGACTTTACTGTTGACAGACAGAATCCTGAAGGATTTCGGACACTCTGTAGTGAAAAGTGCAACGCAAGTACGCCACTTAGTGACAAATAAGCTGATCGAGGAGACCGAAAACCCTGACCCACGCATACGGATACGTGCGTTGGAGCTGCTAGGTAAGATATCAGACGTTGGGTTGTTTGCTGAGAAGTCTGAAGTGACCGTAACGCACCAAACATCGGACGATCTGAAGGATAAACTACGCGAAAAGCTGTCTAGGTTGGTAAACCCCAGTGAAATTGAGGATGCGATCACGATTGACGGCGCTATTATCGACGTAGATAAGGAGTTGGGCCTCAATGTCTAGCAATTTAGCTAACTTAGCTAAAGATATGGACTTCTCACCAGAGGATATCCAGCGTATACTGGACAATCTAGACTCGTTTAGCCCCGAAGAGCTTGTCGAGATCGACACAATCGTGGGAGAACTCTCCACGCGGAAGGCAAATAAGGCGGCGCATGACGATCTCATAGAGTTTTGCAAGGCGATGATGCCGGGGTTCATAGTAGGGAAGCACCATAGAATCCTCGCAGACATGCTTATGTCGATTGAATCTGGAGATGAAGACCGTATATGTGTCAACATCCCACCACGACATGGTAAGTCACAGCTTGTGTCTATTTTCTTCCCTGCATGGTTCTTAGGTAGGAACCCAAACAAAAAAGTGATGATGGTGTCACACACCACAGACTTAGCGGTGGATTTTGGGCGTAAGGTTCGTAACCTTATTGCCGTAGAGGAGTATAAATCTATATTTCCAGAGGTTTCTCTTGCGGTAGACAGTAAATCAGCTGGTAGATGGAACACAAATTTTGGAGGAGAGTATTTTGCGTGTGGTATTGGTTCTGCTTTGGCTGGGCGTGGCGCTGACCTATTGTTGGTCGACGACCCTCATTCTGAACAAGATGTTATCAACGGCAACTTTTCCGTCTTTAAAAAAGCTTACGAATGGTTTACCTTCGGTGCCCGGACACGACTAATGCCCGGGGGGCGTGTAGCTATCGTGCAGACTAGGTGGCATATGGACGACCTAACAGGTCGTGTGACCAACGATATGGTTAAGAATGAGGAGGCTGACCAGTACGAAATCGTTGAGTTCCCTGCAATTCTAGACTCTGAAGACAAAGAGGGTAAACCAATAGAGAAGCCCCTATGGCCGGAGTTCTTTGATCTTGCGGCGTTAAAGCGAACCAAGGCCTCAATGCCTGCGTTCCAGTGGAACTCGCAGTACCAGCAGCAGCCCACATCCGAAGAAGCTTCTATTGTGAAGCGTGAATGGTGGAACATTTGGGAGAACGACAAGCTCCCGTCGGTTGAGTACGTAATTATGTCCCTAGATGCCGCGGCAGAGAAGCATAACCGGGCCGATTACACCGCACTTACCACTTGGGGCGTGTTCTTTCACGAGGAAACAAGTTCACACAACATTATTCTACTTGACAGTATAAAAGAACGGCTGGAGTTTCCTGAGCTCAAGGAGCTGGCGATGGAACAGTACAACCACTGGGACCCTGACGCGTTCATTGTGGAGAAGAAAAGTTCTGGTGTAGCACTCTACCAAGAGATGCGACGCATGGGCCTGCCTGTCACCGAGTACACACCCCACCGAGGGACTGGTGATAAGTTAGCACGGCTTAACTCTGTGTCAGATATTATTTCTTCAGGCATGGTCTGGGTACCCGCCACTCGTTGGGCAGACGAGCTCGTAGAAGAAGTGGCTGGGTTTCCATTCATGTCAAACGATGACTTAGTCGACAGTACGGTTATGGCTCTCCTAAGATTCCGTCAGGGTGGATTTATCCGTTTACCTACGGACATGGAGGACGATGACTCATATTTACATCGTAAGGCGGCGTATTACTGATGGGGATGACATACGTGTATATGTGTAGTATGGCTATCCACAGGACGTTGGTAGCGTCCGTGAGGACACTTCGTACCGAACCTCCCTCGTTAGTTGTGTCCTCACCCTACGAAGATAGCTTTCTATTTAGGCACTATATCTGCTATAGTGCTCTCAAACGAACCGAGTGAGGCAAGAACATGGCAGTCGAAAAACCTATGGAACCTAGTGATATTCTCTTTGAGGAGAACGAGCTAACCCCTGATTTAACTATCGAAGTGGAAGACCCAGAAGCTATAGAAGTTGTTATGGATGACGGGTCTATTGTGGTTGAGTTTGGTGATACACCTGAGATGGACGAAGATATTTCTCACGATTCCAACCTAGCTGAATTTATTGACGACGACGAACTCGAGGAAATAGCAAGCGAGCTAATAGAACACTTTTCCTCTGATCGTGAATCTCGCAGTGAATGGGCCAGTGCCTATATTAAGGGTATGGACCTTCTCGGTATGAAGGTAGAGGAGCGTACCGAACCGTGGAACGGAGCTTCTGGGGTGTACCACCCTATGATGACCGAAGCGGTGATTAAATTCCAAGCGCAGGCGATGGGAGAACTTCTCCCAGCAGCAGGACCCGTACGCAGCAAGATTGTAGGCAAGATGACATCTGAGAAGTTTGAGCAGGCACAACGTGTCGAGACCGAACTTAACTACCTTATTACTGAAAAGATGCCGGATTACCGTGACGAGATGGAACAGATGTTGTTCAAACTCCCGATGGCTGGCTCCGCATTTAAGAAAATCTACTTCGATCCTATAACAGAACGTCCTGTGTCCCAGTTTGTTCCTGCAGAAGACCTTGTAGTATCCTACGGCGCGTCTAATTTACGAACCGCGCCACGATTTACGCATGTTATGAAGCAAACACCTGAAGAAGTACTTAAACTACAGGTAAACGGCTTCTACCGTGACGTCGAACTGCCTGAAGCAACTAAAGATGTCACTGACATTGAAGAGAAGTACAACGAACTAGAAGGTTCTGAAGCTACTTACTCTGACGACCCACGACATACTGTTCTAGAAATGCATGTAGATTTAGACCTACCTGAGCCTTTCGATGATGTAGACGGTGTTTCACTGCCGTATGTAGTAACGATTGATAAATCGTCTAGCGTAATTCTAGCTATCCGTCGAAATTGGTATGAAGAAGACAGCAAGCGCGAGAAGCGTATGCACGTCGTACATTATCCGTATTTGCCCGGTATGGGTTTCTACGGTACAGGGCTTATACACACGCTAGGGGGCTTGACCAAATCTGCTACCTCTATAATGCGTCAGCTTATTGATGCAGGTACGTTATCTAACCTCCCAGCAGGCTTTAAAGCCCGAGGCATGCGTATCACCGGGGACAACACCCCAATCATGCCGGGTGAGTTTCGTGACGTGGACGTGCCAGCTGGTACGATTAAAGAGTCCATTGTACCCCTTCCTTACAAAGAACCATCAAGCGTACTCTACTCACTACTTGGGAACGTCGTAGATGAAGGAAGACGTATTGCGGCGGTAGGTGACATCCAAATGGGTGATATCAACGCTCAGGCTCCTGTAGGAACGACTTTGGCGCTTATGGAGCGTTCTATGCAGGTAATGTCGGGTATTCAGGCTCGCTTGCACGCAGCGATGAAACAAGAGCTTCGTATCTTAGCTAGGATCGTACATGATTACATGCCTTCTGAGTACGCGTATGAGATGGACGAACCCGCAGATCGTATAGCAGACTTTGATGGCCGGGTAGATGTCATCCCAGTGTCTGATCCTAACGCGGCTACAATGGCGCAACGCATAATGCAGTATCAAGCTGCACTTCAACTGGCCCAGCAAGCACCACAAATGTACAATATGGGCAAGCTGCACCGTCAGATGCTCGAAGTTCTGGGTATTAAAGACGCTGACGATATCATTACGTTAGCCGAAGATATTAAACCCGCTGACCCAGTAACTGAGAATATGGCTATCTTAAAACAAGAGCCGGTCAAAGCCTTTGCTTATCAAGACCATGAGGCGCATATCCAGACTCATATGATGGCGATGCAAGACCCTAAGATCATGCAGATTGTGGGGCAATCACCGTTCGCGAGCGCAATTCAGTCCGCTATGATGTCTCACATTACGGAGCACGTAGCGCTACAATATCGTGTAGAGATACAGAAACAGCTAGGCGTAGAACTTCCAGACCCAGAGGCACCGTTACCAGAAGATATAGAGCTTCAGGTCTCACGACTGTCCGCGAAAGCTGCAGAGAAGCTGTTCCAAAAAGGCCAAGCCGAAGCAGCTGCAGAACAAGCCGCTGCACAGCAGGCTGATCCACTTACTCAGATTCAGCAACGCGAGTTGATGATTAAAGAGACTGAGTTGAAGCACAAGATCGAGATGGATAAGCTGAAGATTAATATCGACGCTATGTCCAAGCAAGAGAACGCCCGACTACAACAGGCACGTATCGACTCCGAAGAGGAGAAAGAAGCGGCACGTATTGGCGTTAAGGTTGCAGAGCTTGAAACAGATCAGAAGGAGTCCGCGGCGCGTCTAGCTATGGACATTGCAGAGAAAGTGAACCTCGATGGCTGATAGTATATTTCATACCATGCTTACACGGCTCGAAGAAAGCCGCACCTCTATCGCCGAACACCTAGCGGAAGGCGGCGCACAAAATCAAGAGACTTACTGGAGGCTAGTAGGTAAATACGAAGCCTTAACTACTATACGTAACGATGTTAAAGATATTGAGAAGAAGTATATTGAAGATTAGGCATCATACGTGTAGTTATACGACATAACGTGGAATAATCCATGCAAAAGGCGCTGTGAGCCTTTAATCACTGCAGGAGACTAAGATGTACGCTACCGACAAAGTAGATGACGAGCAGCTACTGGCAAAATTACCCGAACCGAAAGGTTATAAGCTGCTTATCGCAATCCCAGAACTTGAGGGTAAAACAGATGGGGGCGTTTATATGCCCGATGCTTTAACCAAGATGGAAGAAACTGCTACCATTATTGGGTATGTTATAAGTATAGGTACTGGAGCCTATACAGACAAAAAACGTTTCCCTGACGGTCCATGGTGCGAAAAAGGTGATTTTATTATCTTCCGTTCGTATTCAGGTACACGTTTTAAATTACACAACAGAGAGTTCCGCATTATCAACGATGATACTGTTGAAGCGGTGGTTGAAGACCCACGGGGGTATAGCAGAGCATGATTGACAAGAATACAATAGTCGAGAACGAAGAACTCGAAACAGACACCGTTGAAGTAGATATGTCCGACGACGGTGACTTTGAAGTGGAGATCGAAGATGATACTCCAGACGCAGATAAAGGCCGTCCACGCCGGGCAGCTGACGCAGAGGCGGATATTCCAGAAGACGAAGAACTTGAAAAGCACAGTGAATCGGTACAGAAGCGTATCAAGAAGCTAAAATTCGAGTTCCATGAAGAACGTCGCCGTAAAGAAGAAGCTGAACGAGAACGTGAAGTCGCAGTTCATTACGCTGAATCGCAGAAGAACGAAGCTACGCGTCTCCGCAAAAACCTTTCTGAAGGTGAAGGCGTGCTGGTTAACGAAGCCAAGGCACGTGTAGCATCGGAACTTAACAGCGCGAAACGAGCTTACAAAGAGGCGTATGAGGCTGGAGATACAGATGCCGTGCTCGAAGCACAGATGTCGCTATCTAAGCTACAGATGGAAGCTGATCGTGTAGAGAACTGGAAACCGGCGCAACGGGCTGTGCAAGACCAGTCTGAAGCCCCAAAAGCAGCACCTCGGGTTCCTAAACCAGACCGCAAAGCGCAGGATTGGGTAGCCGAGAACGACTGGTTCCAGAAAGATACAAGCATGACACGATACGCTATGCTCGTACATGAAGAACTATTAGAGACAGGCGTTGATTCTACAACGGATGTGTACTATAGTAAGATAAACGAGGCCATGCGGTCTCGATACCCAGATCGCTTTGCGGACGTGGAACCCGAGGTTCGACAACCACAACGTAAGGCTGGCTCCGTGGTGGCCCCGGGTGGTAGAAATACTGCCTCATCACGCAATAAAGTTGTCATTTCCTCATCGGAGGCCGCAATCGCCAAGCGCCTCGGATTATCTAATAAAGAATATGCGGCGCAAAAGCTAAAGGATATGCAAAATGGCTGATAGAAAACCTCGTACAACCGAAACCCGCGAAGCGGGAGAACGTCGTAAACCTTGGAAACGCTCGTCTATGCTACCTACCCCCGAACCACGTGACGGACTTTCGTTCCGCTGGATTCGCACAGCTACATTGGGTAATGCAGATATGACAAACGTCTCTGGACGGTTTCGTGATGGCTATGTGCCTGTAAAGGCAGAGGATTATCCTGAGCTACACATCATGTCAGATATTGATTCTCGTTTTAAAGACAATATCGAAGTTGGTGGGTTATTGCTTTGCGCTATCCCGACCGAACTAAAAGATGACCGCATCTATGGTCAGCTTGAGTCTGCACAAAATCAGGCCGAGGCTGTTGATAGAAACTATATGCGTGAGTCTGACCCGCGGATGCCTATGACTAAAACTAAGCGTAGTTCGCGGTAACTATATGGTAAGGAGTAATAATGCTCTTTACTACAACAGTAAATAAATCTGGAGGAAGAGCATCATGGCTACTATAGCTGCTCCCTACGGCCTAAAGCCGGTAAAACGTGCCGACGGTATGGCCTACGCTGGGGCAACGTCCCAGTACCTGATCGACCCTGCTGGAGAGGCAACAAACCTCTTTAACGGTCAAGTCGTTCAAATCGGTGCCGATGGTTACATCGCACTATCAACTGCAACCGGCTCTGACGGTGGTACAAACGCATTCCCAACAGGAACAAACCTAACAGGTTCTCTTGGTGTGTTTGTGGGTTGTGAATTTACCAACGCTCAAGGCCAAACTACGTTCTCGCAATACTACCCTTCTGGTACCGCCAATGGCGGCGATATCAAAGCGTATGTTGTAGATGATCCAAACGTACTATTCCAAGTACAAGCAGATGGCGCTATGGACCAGTCTGATATAGGTGCGAACACTTTCTTCGCGGCTGCTCAGTCTACAAGTACTGGCAGAACTGCTACAGGTAACTCTACAAGTGCTGTCGACGCGACAACTAAGACTACTACCGCTGCCTTCCGTATCGTGGCTTCTGCCTCTCCTATTGGTGATGCATTCCCTGATCTTTTGGTTAAACTTAACCCCGGCTACAGCAGCATGACTAACGCTGTTGGCTTGTAAGGAGGGCTAACACATGGCTATTTCACGCGCGCAGGCGCTTAAAGAGCTTTTACCCGGACTCAACGCCCTTTTTGGTCTTGAGTATGGCAAATACGAAAACGAGCACGCGGACATTTATGAGACAGAAAATTCAGAGCGTAGCTTTGAAGAAGAAGTTAAATTATCTGGTTTTGGTGCAGCACCAACAAAGGCTGAAGGTTCATCTATTGCGTACGATAATGCGCAAGAGGCGTTCACAGCTCGCTACACACACGAAACTATCGCTATGGGTTTCGCCATCACTGAAGAAGCGATGGAAGATAACTTGTACGATTCTTTGTCCTCGCGTTACACAAAAGCTTTAGCTCGCGCTATGGCATACACCAAGCAGGTTAAAGCTGCCTCATTGCTCAACACGGGCTTTGACACTTTCCAGTCTGGTGATGGTGTAACATTGTTCAGCACTGCACACCCAACAGTTGGTGGCGGTACAAACGCTAACCGTCCAGCGGTTAGTGCTGACCTTAACGAGACTTCGCTCGAACAGGCGATTATCGACATTGGGGGATACACAGACGAACGTGGCCTACTTATCGCAGCTCGCGGTAGAAAGCTTATTATCCCGTCTGCGTTACAGTTCGTAGCAACTCGTTTGTTGGAAACAACTCTACGTGTAGGTACAGCTGATAACGACATCAATGCTCTCAGCTCTAACGGTGCAGTTCCTGAAGGGTACGGTGTAAACCACTACCTTACAGACGCTGACGCTTGGTTCTTGACTACAGACATCCCTAACGGCATGAAACATTTTGTACGTTCTGCGATGGCTACAGGCATGGATGGTGACTTCGATACTGGCAACGTGCGCTACAAAGCACGTGAGCGTTACAGCTTCGGTGTTTCCGACCCATTGGGCATCTACGGTTCTCCGGGAGCGTAAGCTCTTAGGACTTAAATTTAAATTTGGAAGGCTCCGCTTCGGTGGGGCTTTCTTTTTGCGTAAAGGTGTTGTAGGGTACCTGTATCCCTGACAGTTGCATGGTGCGACTGACTTAACCCTGACAGGAGATAATCATGGGTATTACTACATTCTCTGGACCTATCAAGGCCGGAACAATTAAAGAAACAACTGGAACTACGTTAGGTGTAAATGTTAAAAACACTGGTCAAGTCGTTATGGCTCAGACCGCTGCTTTTAGTACCGCAGGTGGCGCACAAGCAGCCACTGTTACTGATATCGTAATCCCAGCTGCATCACAAATTATTGACATCGTTATTGAGGTATCTGTTGCTGTTGCAAACGCAACTTGCGTACTGAGCATTGGCGATACTGTTGGCGGCAACGCTACTTTTCTAAACCAATTTTCAATTACTGCCGCTTCCGGTGCAGGTCGTAAATACCCTACTACTGAAGCAGGTGGAGCATTGGCTTGGGCAGACGTTGGTACTGAAAAACGTCTTACAGTAACCACTACTGGTGCTACTAATGCAGGAACAATTCGTTTCACTGTTCTGTATCAACAGGCTATCGACCTTTAAAATTTAGCGTAAGGAGCTAGCAAATGGCTGGTCAAGAAGTACGAGCTTATAACTTTGCAGCAAGCGCTACCGCTGCACTTGTAGGCCCATCACGAGGTAGATTGCAGGGTGTTTTAATAAACGCCGCTGCAGCCGCCGCTTTCACTATTCGTAGTGGGTCAGCTACTGGCCCTATTATATTGCAGTTAACTTTACCTGTTGGTTGGAACGACGTATACATTCCAAATGATGGTATTTTAGCTGATAACGGTTGCTTTGTTTCTGCCTTTACAGGCACAGGAAACGTAATGACACTACTTATAGAGTAATATGGCAGTTAAGAAAAAAGGTACAATGAAAGGTCACACCATAAAAGGTGGTCAAAAACGCCCAACTAAGTCTGGCGCGGGGATGACTAAAAAAGGTGTGGCCAAGTATCGTCGGGATAACCCCGGCTCTAAACTAAAGACAGCCGTTACAGGCAAGGTTAAAAAGGGAAGCGCTGCAGCTAAGCGTCGCAAGTCTTACTGCGCACGTTCTGCGGGACAAATGAAGCAATTTCCTAAAGCAGCTAAAGACCCTAACAGCCGATTACGGCAAGCTAGAAAAAGGTGGAAATGTTGACATGATGGGACGTAGTTCTATGGGAAGACAACTTACAGGCAACCGAGTTAAAAAAGCAGTGCCTCGTAAACCTGTAGCGGCTATGGGCAAGGGCGGCAAAACTAAGAGTCGTGTGAATGAAGCTGGTAATTACACTAAGCCCACAATGCGTAAGGCATTGTTCAACAAGATTAAAAGTGGGGGTAAAGGTGGTAAACCGGGTCAATGGTCTGCTCGTAAAGCGCAAATGTTGGCTAAACAATATAAAGCTAAAGGTGGAGGATATAAGTCGTGAAGGGTGTAAAACATTATAAAAAAGACGGTACAGTTCATGCGGGCGAAAAGCACAAAATGAAGGATGGTACTATGCATACGGGGAAAGTTCATGGTAAAATGAGTGTTAAGTTATCCCACTATAAAGATTTGAGTAAGAAAGCGAAGGCTAAAGCCGATGGCAAAAGCAAAAAGTCAAAAAAGTCTTAGCAAATGGACTAAGCAGAAATGGCGTACAAAGTCTGGTAAGCCGTCGACGCAAGGGAAAAAGGCTACAGGTGAGCGGTACCTACCCGCTAAAGCTATAAAAGCTTTGTCATATAAAGAATACGCTGCTACTACCAAGGCTAAACGAGCGGCTACTAAAAAAGGTAAACAGGTTGCCAAACAACCTAAAAAGATAGCCGAGAAGACGGCAAAGTATAGGAAGGCCTAGATAATGGCGGTTGTTGTGCCAGAACTAAATGAATTATTTGAGGAGGCATACGAACGTGCAGGCCTTGAAATGCGTTCGGGGTATGACTTAAAAACCGCCCGCCGCAGTCTTAATATTATGACGCTAGAGTGGCAGAATCGCGGCTTGAACCTATTTACTATAGAGGCGGGGACCCTGCCGTTAGTTGCGGGTACAGCGACCTATACGTTACCTTCTGATACTATCGACCTAATAGAACATCAACTCCGCACTGACGAAGGCACACCGCAGCAGCTGGACTCGTACATACAACGCATGAGTGTTTCTACGTATTCTCAGCAGGGAAACAAAAATACTCAAGGGCGTCCATCGCAAATCTACGTACAGCGCAATGCTACAAATGTACAAGTTACCCTTTGGCCTGTGCCAAACGATGCTACTACGTATAAGCTATCTTATTACCGTCTAAAAGGTATAGATGGTCTGGCGAGCGGTGTTGGAGGAGCTACTACTTCTATACCGCCTCGTTTTATACCCGCTCTTGTGTCTGGTTTAGCGTACTACGTTGCAATGAAAAAACCTGAAGTAGCCGATAGAGTTGGTCCTTTAAAACAAGAATATGAGGAACAATTCCGTAGGGCTGCAGATCAAGATCAAGATAGGTCTACACTTCGTATTGTACCGTTTAGAGGGAATGTATAATGCCGGGTTACGCTAGTGGTAAACACGCATACGGTATATGTGACCGGACTGGGTTTCGCTACAAGCTAGAAGACCTTATATACGAGGTTCAGCATGGAGTACGTACAGGTCTACGTGTAGGCAAAGACGTATTTGATCCCGACCAACCACAAAACTTTATTGGGGATGTTAACACAGCAGACCCCCAATCTTTACGTAACCCCCGTCCAGATGTAAATCCGGGTAGAGGTTTGTTTGGCTGGAACCCTATTTGGAACCCAGCGCAATATATGGTAGGCTCTGTAGGAAGAGTCACTGTAACAACAACTGATGGAGATTAGTATGCAAAAAAATAAGAAATCTTTGACCCAAATGCCGGGCGATAGCAAAAGACAACGTGCCGACACTAACCTGACTAGGGCGCAAGAAGAACGTTTATTCCGTGAATCTGAGGCAGCACGCAAAGAAAAACTTAGAGAAGAGCGAAATGAACGTAACCCACCAACAGTAGTAGAGCGTGGAATAAAAAGAGGACTGCAGAAGCTTAAAAAAGCTGTTGGCTTGAAAAGCGGTGGTAAGCTGAACATGGTTACAGGTCCAAACGGGAAAATGGTTCCTGATTATGCTACTGATGGCGTTGGTAAAATGTCCTACGGCGGCAAAGCTAAAGTAAAGAAAATGAACTACGGTGGCAAAGCTAAGGTCAAGAAGATGGGTTACGGTGGCG